TAATATTTTTAGACAAGCAAGATCATTTAATATTTAAAGTGGGATTTCCTAGGAGAGACGTAATTAATTATCTTTTTTATAGAAAAACCAATAGTAGAATGAGAACTCAAATAGTAGCATGCCCCCAGCATAGGGGTAATATGTGCCGTCTTCGTGTATTTCCAGTTGAGTATTTAGCAGATAAAGTAGAGCCATATGAAGTTTGTCGTCTTAAGTTTTCTACAGATGAAGAAATGTGGGCAGAGGTATATGCTCACTTTGTAGGAGCTTATTATATGGCGAATTCTGAAGTATTTAAATATAGAGAATATCGAGATCATCACTCGTCATCATTTTTAACAGAGTATTATACATCGCGAAATCAAACACGTATAATGCCAATGGCTAATTTTACTAATAAGCCTCAACCTACTACTTTTCAGCCAAATTATAAATTGAAGCCTGTAATACAAGATTTATTTTCTCAGTATATTTTTCAAGTTACGGGAGTTCGGTTTGATATGGAGAGTAAAGAGGAGTCATTGGTCAACCGGTGTTTAAGATCTCTTAATTGGGCTAATATAATTTTTGAACCCGTAATGGTTGGTCAGGTTCCTTGTCGTCGTGTAATGTATACTACATCATCTTTGCCAGAGAGTAAAATAATTTCATTATATAAACAATTTGGTCGTAGTACTACGTATCGAGGTACATACACTTCTCGAGCAAGTAGACTTGGTCCGCGAGTATTGCAAAAACTAGAATTTGTTTTGGATACTAAGAAATATAAGAAACGATTGCAATGGCGATATTCTCCTAAAGAAATTTTAAAACAATTAACATTAACCAAAGGAGGGGGAATATTTGGAATGACGAAGGGTCAGAAGAATGATTTCTATTCTAATAAGGATTCGGGTATGAAAGCTTATTTGGCGATAGCGGCTTTTAAGTTGCTTCATCGTATGGTTTATGGTTATATTAATTGTAAGCCAGTAAAACATACTCCTTTGTGTGTCGTTCGACTTAAAGGCGAAATAAAAGTATTTCAAAATAAGACTGGTGATGAACTGTTAAAAGCTCAGAATAAAGCAAGAGAGTTTTTTATAGTTTGCTTGATATTAACGTTAATTTCAATTACATTTATAGAACGTGTTAAAATAGAATGTGGAAAAGTTATTAAGATTGGAATGAAATGGTGGCATGGTGGAGCATATGAAATAGCAAAACAAATGAATTATGACCATCCAGATATGATATGGGTTGATGGCGACATAGATGGGTTTGATAAGAGTATTATGGACTATTACTTTTATTTATATATGGCGTCAACTCGTTATTATT